GCGAAGAGGCTGTACGAGAACGAGCAGTCGTTGACGAGGTCCCAAGCGAACCTTCTGATGCTGGTGCAGTACGCGAAGGTGGTTCGGGTGACGAAGGATTTGACCTCGTCGCACGGCCAGCCATTGCTCAACCTGATCGCGAGTCTTATCGCAAGTCCAAGCCGAAAGCAAGCGGCGTTGGAAAGTCCGCCAAGAAGAAGCAAGCTAAAGTTCAGAAACGAGGCGGATATAACAAACCGGTCGGCCGCACCACTGAGTCCCTTTTGCTTCATGATGGGCATGCCAGTGAGACCGCTCGAGTTCCAGCGGGAGGTCAACCGACTAAACGAGGAGACACGGGACCTACAGGGCAAAAGAGAACCGCGCCTAAAACTTGGCGACCCAAGTCCGAGCTCACCAAGCCCCACATGCCAGGGACCGAGCTCTACCCCAGAGAGGACCGCCCAGCCTCTCAGCCCAACTCCGGTTCTGGCCAGCCCAGTGACGCCGTACCTACGGGATTTCCGCGCGAGGGAGGCGATACCCGAGACGCTCACCCCTTTCATGTGGAAGTGGAACGCGCAGAGGAAGAGGGAGCTCTTAGGAGAAAGCCCCGTAACCGTGAGCAAGCAAGACAGCAGCGATTTCGCGATTCCCAATACAGAGTCGGAGAGCGACCCGGAGGAGGAACTCAGGGAAGCTCTGGCCTTCATGATGGACTATCAAATTCGGATCGCGGGCGCGATGTGGTCACCTGGGCCGATGGACGACCTCTATGTCAAGCACAAGAGGACGATCAAGGACCATTTACCTTCGGGCGATTCCCTCAGGGAGATGATGCTCAACCCGATGTACGCGCTGCACTACATGAGGGAGCTGGGCCGGCTACCGCATTACCTGGCACAGGGCAGCGGGACCGAGCGAATCAATCGCCTGACCAACGACGTCCACAAGTCCCTGCGGGCGGCGAGCCAGCGGGCTTGGGACAAGCGGCAGGAGGGCCTGTCCCACATGGACGAGGAGACGATCGTCGTGGAGAACGGCGTCGCCAAGGTGCGAATGGAGGACTGGTGATGCGGCCAGGACACGCATTGTCGGAAGGACAGCAAGACTGGCTACTCGGCACCTTCCCTCACGTGGGATTCGTTTTTGAAGGAGACAAGCCCCACACTCACCCCCTCGCGCACGCCCACCGTGAGACTACACTAGTTGACACGCTGAACCAGTTGGAGGCAACACAACGAACCAGCGTGGCTTTCATCGGCGTAAAACCGGCACACATACGCGCCTACCGCGGTAACCTACGTCTGCACTTCAACTATTTTCCTCTGGCTGACAGAGATATCGTAAGATACTCCGACGAAGACCGAGGCAACACCGGACCTAACACGTCCGCCTGTGAGTGCGACCCTAGGACTTGCACATGCCTAAGACCTGAAGTTCTCATAATATGGGACCGCATCTATTATCTTGGACGTGGAAAACTCGCCAAGTTCTGCAACCAGGCGGGCGCCCCTAGGGTGTATTCATTCCACCAAGTGTATGCGGAACCGCGCGGGGGACTGTTCACGCCAACAGGCGGTGAGCCCGAGTTCCGCTACCGTCGGTTCACGCGCAAAGGAAGGCCCATGGTTACCGTCACCGAGGTGGCGGGCAGGTTCAACGACTATGAGCACGGCACAGCCGATTGGTTGACCACACAAAGCTACCGCAGCCGAGATGCCAACGGGCAGAAGTTCACTTTGACCTGGGTGCCCTTTAAGACAATTGGAGGCACCGAGGCTATTGAATTCGTTGTGGTCCAGGGCAAACACTTAAAACACGCCCCGTTGAGGCCGTCCTATTGGAAGAAGACCACCTATTACGGCAATGTGGACTTTGGGTTCCATGCCACCAAACCGAACGGACCGCAGCTTACCTCCATAAATGGGGCCTACTCGGTAGGCAGACACATGCTCGTCACCAACAATACCGAGGAGGTCGTCGTGCTTAAGGACTTCGTGGCCGATATGGCACTGTGGTACTATGGAAGACCGTTCGACCAGGAGAACATCGACGCCGCGCACAACATGGGACGGACGCTGATAAGGAACTACGACATCGATCCCACCGACAAGGCCGACATGTTTGGCACTGCGGTCACCCTAGCCATCCTACTTGCCATCAAAGAACAGGGCGCCAACACGCCAAACCTGCACAAGGCTGCAGACGACCTAGCTGAGGCATCAGCGGGTATCAACGAGAGATGGTATGATTGGCTGCCCAGCCCACTAAATAAAATCGCCAGGCGCGTCGCGAAGGCATTGCGCAAGCTTGAGAGAGGCACCCGGGACGACAGACAAGGCATTGCTGATTTGATATGGCCGATCGTCAAGTTCCTAACGGGCAAGGGCCTGCGCGGCGTACTGACAGGCTGGTTGGCTGTGTATGTCATTGGCAAGGCATCAGGATTATTCGCCACCCTCAGTGCCACCGAAAAGCTCAAAGAGGTCGTGTTCAAAGCCTACGAGATAGCCAGGGAAGTGTACGGTTGGACCATGGTGCCAGTGTACGACGGCATCAAGAAACTGTGGAAATGGTTTAAGAACTTTACCGGGCTTGAACGCACTGACCAACAGAATCCGGATGGCATGGCTGATGCATTGAGAAGAGCTGCCCACAGACGGAAGGGCAAAGAAAAGGTCGGAGGCGCCCGCGTCAAACCTCGAAC